TACCAACGATGACATTCTTCGTGAAAGCGCTAACTTTGTAAAAGAACAAGTAGCTTCAAGAATGAGGAATGCAAACCTACCACCAGGATTTGGTATTGGTAGCGTTGGCGATGGTGGAGATGGCGGAACATCTTCCAAGGATTATGCTGGTGGATCAAACTTTAACCCTACTGGGCTGAGTCTGAACCTTAAGCCAGTTGATTCATCATTTACTACTGGTATTGTACCACTTTACCGTCCTAAGTTCTTCTTAGATGGTAGGAATGATACATCACCTTTAATACTTAAGTGTAGAAACGTATACCCTGAGAGTATAGTTGGTCCATTCAGTGGAAACCTTAATACGCAACTTTATCTTCAAAACAAGATAATTTCTGACTGGGTAAACGTAGTTAGTACTAACTCTAATCTTAACTCGTTTACTTCCGGGCTTCTTGACAGAGATCATGTGTTTAACTACGCCCGTATTACTTCTTACTCTCTTGCAGTACTATACTTCTATCTTTCTATTGACGCTCATTTCAATATGGAAGGTAACAGAAATGATGGAATGATTGCTTTATACAAAACATTATCTGTGAGTGATCTGCAACAGATTCGTGTCCTTAGACACACTCTGGATAATGTACCGCTTGATCCTATGATCAATCAGCTTATGTTCCATCTTTATGGTAACTACAAGCAATCTCACTTACCTGGTTCTCCTTTACTTAAGTTTACTCCGATTCCTTTCACTTCGTCGGCTGATACTTATTTTGATTTCTTAGAGTCAGGTGAAGTTGTGCGTTGTGTTGAAATGCTTTCAAGTCAGAAGTTCCGTAACTTTCAACAAGTCTACGTTCAGGCATTTCCTGAATCCGTTAATACTAAAACTTACTCATATTCTGGCTCGCCTAAGTTTGATGCAAACTGGCTTACTAGTTGGGTAAATTGTGCCTGCATTTCAGGGTCAAGTACTGGTGTCTCTGCAACTCCTACCGTTGTCAACAATGAGGAAAGAGTTTTCGTAACTCTACATACCGATGCTCCTGATGGTTGGATTGACGCAACTGACAATATATATAACTCTACTTCTACGAATTGGGAAGGTGGATTCGGTGGACCTAAGAAACTGGAATTACTTTCTGGTGCCTTCTTCACTTCTAGTTCAGCAATGCAATCTGGTTACAATGGTCCTACTCAAAGTCTGATCACGACACAGTACATTTATGCTACTGATTTTACCAATGCTGGACAGGAAATAACTACTTTCTTCCCTGTTGAAACAAGAGAAAGATACGTTGCTCTAGCTGGTAATACTCGCAACACGCATCTATCAGTGCCTG